TTTTTTAAAAGATACGCAGACATTCTTGAAGACATATCATACGGATACAACAAAACCTCAAGCAGACCTTGTGGGGCTTCTAGAACTATGGAATGAAATCAAAAATGATACAGGATTTAAGGATAAGTATCACTATATTGATTGGGCATACTGGGAATATTTGAATAAATCAGAGACATTCTTGCAAATTATGAGCATGTATAGTTTAGCCTCGCCGTTTTTATCTATGTTGGTTCCCTTGATTATACTCATAGTGCCTTTTTTTGTCATAAAGGCTAAAGGTTTAGACATTACGATGAGCGAATACACGGATGTATTAAAGGTCATCGCATCAAACCACGCAATCGGCAAACTTTGCACCAACTTCAATAGCGTGCCATTTGACCAAAAAATGTATTTATTGTTGTCCGCAGGATTTTACGTGTTTTCAATCTACCAAAATTTCTTAACATGTGCACGATTTTATAAAAACATGAAGCACATTCACACATCATTATGCAAGGTTCGCAACTACATTACACATACGACTGATGCAATGAATGAATTGCTTGAATATACGCGGCCATTGCAAAGCTACGCCCTCTTCAATGATTCCATTCAACAAAATATTCGCGTGCTTAATGAATATAAAACCAAACTAGAAAACATTCAAGGAGACCAGCTTACCTATAGAAATATTCAACAGATTGGTCAGTTGTTGAAATACTTTTATGAAATGTACGAGAGTGAAGAATACAATGTAGCCTTTTCATATTCTTTTGGATTTCACGGGTTCATTGAAAATATGAATGGCTTGATTACAAACATTAAGGACAAAAAGCTTGCCTTTGCAACTTATCAGAAGAAGAAGAAGACCATATTTAAGAAGGCTTATTACGCGGCGTTAATTCACGGCAAACCTATCAAAAATGACATCAAGATGGATAAAAATCTTATCATTACTGGTCCAAACGCATCTGGTAAAACGACGACACTGAAAACGGCTCTCATCAATGTTATTTTAACGCAACAATTTGGATGTGGATTTTATAAGAGCGGCAATATGGTCCCTTATCAACACATTCATTGCTACTTGAATATCCCAGATACAAGCGGGAGAGATAGTTTGTTTCAAGCCGAGGCGCGTAGATGCAAGGACATTATAGATGTTATTAAGGCCAACAAAAAGGACAGACATTTTTGCGTGTTTGATGAATTATATTCTGGAACGAATCCAGATGAAGCGGTCATGAGCGCAAATGCATTTATGGAATATTTAGTAAAATTTGAAAACGTGAAATGTATTTTAACCACACATTTTATTGCTGTTTGCAAAAAATTAAGTAGCCATTCACGGATTGAAAATTACCAGATGGAAACTACGCCGATGGGTGATAGTTTCAATTATACGTATGTATTAAAAAAGGGCATTTCCGAAGTTCGCGGTGGAATCAAGGTATTGCACGATATGCAATATCCCGACGAAATTATTCAAAATAGTAAGTTCAAGAATGACGAAAAATAACCAACAACAATAACAAACAATAAATGTATTCGTTTTCTAGGATATAAAATTATATATTGTTGTTCTAATAATGTCTTTATCAGATATATTTACTCCGTCAGTAGTAATTTCTTTAGCCATTTCTTTATTATTAATTGGATTGTTCGGTTTGTATGTTAGCAACAAAATGAATGAACAAAACCATAAGTTGAATTCCATGTTTGACTTAGTCTCTACTTTAGCAAATGAATTGCAAATGGTTCGTAGTCAACAGCCAGTTGGCATGGGTTCTGTTTCTATGGGAGGCGGAGGCGGAGGCGCAGGCGTACGTGTTTATGAAAAGCCAGAAGTTGCAAATACAAATCATTTAGTAAATATGATTGATGTATCAGATGATTCGGAATCTAGCGACGATGAATCTGATGGCGAGACGGATGAAGGTGCTGAGTCAGGCGATGATAGTGATAACGATGGTAGCGAAGGTGATGGTGAAGGTGATGGGGAAGAGGAGTCTGGAAGTGATGGCGAAGACGAAGAATCGGATGGCGATAGCGACGGCGAACATGATGAGCGCTCAGACAAGGCGATAGTTGTATCTGAATCTTTGGACGATACTCTTTTTGAAGAGCTCGCTAATTTGGATGACATAGTATTAGAGGATACCAAGGTTGAGAGAGTAAAGACACCAGAGACAACCCCAACACAAACAAATACAAACAACGTTAAAAATTTAAACGTGGTATTTGACTATAAGAAGGCGTCGCTTGGCAAATTAAGAGAAATTGTCGAGCAAAAGGGATTATCCAGTGATACCAGTAAATTGAAGAAACAAGAATTACTGAAATTGCTTGAAATAGATTAGCCGAATAATTTTCTCTAGCCTTATATAAAATGTCTTGGGCAACATGTTTTTCTGGTTCAAATAATATTCATTTCAATTTTCCACCTATTATGCAGGACGGGCGAACGTATTCTTCTTATCAGCCTGAGGCCGTTGTGAATCAACGAATCCAAGAAGTAAATAATATTAATTCAAATTGGAAGTATCGCCAATTTTTAACGCAAAACGCTGACCAAATCATGCAATTTAACACGACTGAGGCTTGTTATACTCTTGGATTAAGCCCGCATTATGCGACAAATTCAACGCCATCTAGCAATGTGCCGTTCTTGTATAAATCTACTTTTGATACTAGCTCGCCTGGATTCGGATATCAAACGAGCGATTTAAAAAACCCTTATTTAAGCCGTCAGCAATTGGAAGCTAGAATGATTTCGCCGTCAATTACATTAAATGAGTATACTGGGCCTGTGCAACCTATGGATAGGTAAACTTTGAAAAATCATAAATAAAGACTTTGTTATGATTTTTTAGAAACAACAATATATCGGGATGGTTATGCTATTACCGATTAGCGGTATTTTGACGATTTAAATGTATCTTGATGTATATCATATGAGAATATTAAGCATTGATGTGGGTATTAAAAATTTAGCGTTCTGCCTATTAGAAAATGACAAAATTGCAAAATGGGACGTCATTAATCTTGCCACCCAAGATGCAAGTGATGGTTGTGGTCGATAAAAATGTGAAATGTAGCAATCTGGCGAAATTTATGAAAAATGGAGACCATTATTGTTTAAAGCACGCAAAAAAACAGCCGTTTCAAATCCCGACACCTGAACTAAAAAAGGCATTCATCAATAAACAAAAACTCCAAAAACTTTATGAAATGGCCGACAAATATGGCATTCAATATACAAACACAACAAAAAAGAATGACATTATACATGAACTAAACGAATACACCACAAACATGTGTTTTGAGATGGTTCATAGTGTCGGCGCAGCCGAAATAGATTTAGTGACCATCGGCAAGAATATTAAAAAAAATTTTGACCAAATCTTTAGCGGGGGAGAAGTGTTTGATTATGTTATCATTGAAAATCAAATTAGCCCAATTGCAAATCGCATGAAAACGATTCAAGGAATGATTGCGCAGTATTTTATTATGACGGGGTCATGTCAGAAGATTGAATTTGTTTCATCCGTGAATAAATTAAAAGATATTACCCCCGCTGACAAAAATGTGAAGTTAACGTACGGCGACCGAAAAAAGTTGGGAATATCCACATGTTTAGAACTTATAAAAGATACGAATTCGTATTCAGAGTGGTGCGCATATTTTACGAGTCACAAGAAAAAGGACGATTTAGCTGACTCATTTTTACAAGGCAGGTGGTTTAAAAACCAATTATAAAGAGTAAAAATAGATGATTGCGCAATATAATATATATATCTTCGCGTAAGACTTAAAATTATATGTTCTAATTAATTTAGTAATAGAATGGACGGACCAGAGATGATTGATATTTCCAGTTTCGATTTAAATGAATCCGGTAGTAGCCGTAGGTCAGGCTTGAAATCTAGTAATTTTGGAGGAGGTATTGAATTGTTAATGAATGACAAAGTTAAGGAAGGTTCGGGTAGCAAACTATCTAGCGATATTGATATTGATGATTTGACCAATCTAGAAAATGAATTGAATGATTTGGCAGAAGATGCTGACACAATTAATCTAGGAGGTTCAAATACATACCAAGCAAAGTCGGATTTATTTGGTGGCGGGGGAGATAAGCAGTCTGTTAAATTTAATATGTCATCTGGCGCAGCCTCTATTGGACAAGCGACCGCGAACACGGACGGAGGAAATGCAAAGACATGGGACGGATACGGAAAGTTTAACGATATCCCAGTGAATCCAGACATGACAAGTGCCCCTTCTCAACCGCAAATGTCCAAGGAGGAGCTATTGAGAGAGAAATTCAAGTTTTTGAGAAAGTTGGAGGCATTGGAAAAGAAGGGTGTAGAGCTCTCCAAAAAATACAATATGGAGTCGCCTCTACTTGAAATGCAGGGCGAATATGAGACGATTATGGAAGAGAAGGCAAAACAAAACTCAATCAAATTTCAAGGCAACATGTTGATGGCTTGCATCAATGGAATTGAATTTTTGAACAACAGATTTGACCCTTTTGATATTAAATTGGACGGCTGGGGTGAACAAATTAATGAAAATGTTTCGGATTATGATGATGTGTTCGGTGAGTTGTACGAGAAATACAAGTCCAAGGCATCCATGGCTCCTGAATTGAAGCTTTTGTTCCAATTGGGTGGAAGTGCGATGATGGTTCACATGACCAATACCATGTTCAAGTCCGCCATGCCAGGTATGGATGATATCATGCGTCAAAACCCCGACTTGATGCGTCAGTTCCAAAGCGCAGCGGTGAATTCCATGGGCCAGAGCAATCCTGGATTTTCGGGATTTATGAGCGGATTAATGAATCCTGAGCCTGAACCGCCGATGGGACGTGGTCCTCCTCCGCCCATGGCGACACAGGGACCAAATGCAATGCCTCAAACTCGTGAGCGTCCGGGTAATAATGCTAGTAGCTATGCAAGAAATAATTTTGCAAATGATGGAATCAATATTCGCGAGAATATCGTTGAGGCAGAGAGAAGCTCAAGACGCCAACAACAACAGCAACAATCCAGTGGACGTCCTGAAATGAAAGGACCAAGCGACATTAGCGACATTTTGTCTGGACTCAAAACCAAGACGATTAATATTCAGGAGGCGCCTGCGTCAGCACCCACATCCGCTCCTAACCAAAATGAAAGCAGTACCATTAGTATTTCTGATATGAAAGAGCTTCAGGGAGATGGCGCAATGCCAAAGAAGAGTCGTCGCCGTCCGACGTCAAATAAAAATACGATTAGTTTAGACATTTAAGAAAAAAATGAAGTTTTTGATATATTTTATGACAATATATATCAAAATGTTAGGCAACAACAACAATAACAACGCCAACAACAATAATAATAACAACAAAAAAACAGGCATTATGGCGTCTGTATACCCAACAACAAAACCGACTTATTCGTCAACTTACGAGAATCGGTTTGTCCAAAATCCAATTGGAAATCCTGGGCTGGGTGGAGGATGGATGAGTATACAATCTCCAACGTCAAAACATACCAAGTCGGCGTAATAATGTTGTGGGTTGTGGGCCATCGCGGACACTATTTACTATCTGGCTGCGTAAAGTTGGTGGTAATGGTGGCGGACGGCTTAATAATATATTGAGCCATACTTGAATTATTGCAACAAATATGTAATATGTCCGACATGTAATTACAATAACGTGAATTCTCATTTGTTTGAGTCATGCATTTTATATATGCAATCTCACGATACTTACAATCCATATAGGCTACATTTGTACATTCGTATTTTATCATATTTTTTAGATAAGTCTCATACATGGAGACTGAATCGGACATAATAATAATATATATACTTTTTTTATATATATTATAAACGCAAATGCGCAATTAGGATATAATTTAGCGTCTTGTT